TATTGAGTTGGTGCTTGAACCGCTCGAGAATGAAGTTCCAGCTGAAGACATTCAGGTGGAAAAGGTTGAAGATCACCCGAGGGATGAAATTTCAGCCGAGGACGGCATTCGAGAGCTGAAATTCAAGCTCGAGGAAGAGCGTCAGGCTCGTTTGGACGCTGAAAGGCGGATGAAACAGGCCTCGGAACAGGCAACTGCTGCCAAAAGCGAGGTCGATGACACGAATCTCCGGCTGATCGACAACGCAATCGACACAGTGAAGTCGAATCAGCTTGCATTAAAACGTTCTTATGCAGATGCGCTCTCATCCGGCGACCATGAAGCGGCTGCTGACATTCAAATGCAGATGTCGGAGATCTCTGCACAGAAAATGCAGCTTGAACAGGGCCGGAATGCGTACGAAAACAGGGTAAAGGAGCTGAAAAACCAGCCTCAAGCTCCCTCCGACCCCGTCGAAGCCCTTGCTTCCCAGCTTTCGGGACGTTCTGCAGACTGGGTCAGGTCTCATCCGGAGTATGCAACGAACCCTCGCCTCTATCAGAAGATGATTGCGGCCCACAACCTCGCGGTTGCGGACGGGATCGAGGCTGATTCAGACGATTACTTCAATACGATTGAAGATACGTTGAAAATTCAGTCGCGTCGTTTCGTTCAACAAGAGGATTCCGCCTTGTCAAGTGCTTCTGCCCCAACAGCTCGCCGCTCTGCGCCCCCAGCAGCTCCCGTTTCGCGTTCTCCGACGACCAATTCCGGCACAAAGCCGAATGTTGTGCGTCTAAATTCTCAGGAACGTGAGATGGCAAGCCTGATGGGGATGACAGATCAGGAATATGCCCGAAACAAATCCGCCTTGATCAAAGAAGGCAAGTTGAATTGATTGGAGATATCGAAATGAAGAATGTTGAAGCTGCAAATCGTCGCGAGGTCCGTCCATCGCTGCGTGAAGACGACCCAAGAGCCTTGGCCGCGCAGCGTGCGGCGGAAATCCGTGGTAATTCGTCGCCGTTCGATGACGGGGTGGATGAATTTGCTGCGCCACCTGCTCCGGACGGTTGGTCGTATGAATGGAAGCGCAAATCTTCGATGAATATGGAAGACCTTTCGCATATGAACCATGTTCGGCGGATGGGCTGGACGCCTGTTCCGGTTGAACGGCATCCGGACATGATGCATGTTGGAGCGGAAGGTTCCATTGAAAGAAAAGGTATGCTTTTAATGGAGCGGCCTGAAGAAATCACGCTCGATGCTCGGGCGAAAGATTTGCTCATGGCTCGCCGTCAGGTAAAAATCAAAGAAGGCCAGCTTACATCCTCGGATGGATTGCTGGGTCGCGACGACTCTAAAATGGCTCCGAAACTTAAGAAAAGTTACGAGCCAATGCCGATCCCGAACGATTGATAATTGAAGGGGCAGAAAATAAAAACATCTGCCCCTTTTCATTTGCATTTTTTCAGGCATAATACCCAATAGTCTTCCCTCGGTGTGGAAGATTCGAATTTTTCCCGTTTCACAGTCGCCTCGGTGTGCGATGATGGAAACTCTCTGAGAGGAGAATCCCGTCATGGCAAACACTGCTGCCTATTTCGGTTTCACGCAGTATCAGGGTGGCTCAGGTGGAGCTCCGACTTTTGCACAGTCGACTCGCCGAATCGCTTCTGGTAACACGACACCCATTTACACTGGCGACCCCGTTATGCCTGTTGTTAGCACTGCTAACGGCTACATAACTCAAGGTGCCGCTGGTACAACCCGTCTTGATGGTATTTTTGTTGGTTGCAAATACCTCAACACTTCACTCGGTCGTACCGTATTTTCACCATACTGGCCTGGTTCTGGAGCCACTGGTGACGTAGAGGCTTACGTCATTGATGATCCAAATTCACGGTTCCTTGTTCAGACGAGTTTTGCTGGCGCACCGATGACTGGCACAGCGACCACGATGACTTCGGGCATCATTGGTCAGTATGCACAGTTTACAATCGGTTCAGGCAATACCTCGACAGGTCGTTCAGGTGCATACCTTTCGTCCGTTGCTACAACCGTCACGTTCCCATTCATTGTTGTTGATTACCAGATTAGCGGTAGCAACGGCGGTGATCCAACAACCCAGTACTGCAATGTCATCGTAGGATTCAATAACGAAATCTTCCGGTCGAACGGTGCAGGCCCAACTGGCATTAGCTGAGGAGTAAGGTATTATGGCTGTTAATCTCTCACAGATCAGAGACCTTCTCCTTCCAGGTCTCCGTGGCGTCGAAGGCAAGTACGAGATGATCCCATCTCAGTACGACAAGATCTTCACAAAGCACGATTCAAAAATGGCTCTCGAGCGTACCGCTGAAATGCGCTACCTCGGCCTTGCGCAGCTGAAGACCGAAGGTGGTCAGACTGCATTTGATTCGGGTGCTGGTGAACGGTTCATCTACAACCAAGAGCACACTGAAATCGCTCTCGGTTACGCGATCACCCGTAAAGCAATCGATGACAACCTCTACAAGACCCAGTTCCAGCCATCCAACCTCGGCCTGACGGAATCTTTCCACCAGACCAAGGAAATTTATGGCGCGAACGTTTTGAACACAGCAACGACCTACAACGCTTCGATTGGCGGTGACGGTGTGGCACTTTGCTCCACGGCGCATCCAATTGACGGCAGCACCGTCGCAAACACCCCATCGGTTCAGGTTGACCTCAATGAAGCAACGCTCTTGAATAGCATGATTGCTATTCGGACGAACTTCAAAGATCAGGCCGGATTGAAGGTGTTCGCACGTGGTCGCAAGCTCATCGTTCCTCCTCAGCTTGAGCCAGTCGCAATTCGTTTGACGAAGACCGAACTGCGTCCAGGTACTGCGGACAACGATGTGAACGCGATCATGACAACGGCTGGTGGTCTCAGCGAAGGCTACATGGTTAACGACTTCCTCACCTCCGCTTATGCTTGGTTCTTGCTGACCAACATTGACGGTCTGTCGTACATGGAACGTATCAAGTTCGAAACCGATATGCAGGTTGACTTCGTTACTGACAACCTGTTGGTCAAGGGCTACGAGCGTTATTCCTTCGGTTACTACAACTGGCGTTCGATCTTCGGCTCATTCCCAACCTCGTAATCCATAGGAGACTGCAACATGGCTATTTCAGCATTCTCTGTTCCCGTAATCTCCTTTGGTCAGAACACCATTGGAAACGTGACGGATTACAACCCACAGCTTGGCCCATCCCTCTTTTGGGGTGGGGTAGGCCGGATTGACCCTCGTCCTAACTTCAACTACGTCCCAGGACAAAACTACGGTGCGTTTACTGCTGGTTTTGCCACCTCGGATACACAAACCATCAGTGCTGCTCCTTACGCACTCGGCTCTGCTGCGATTGCAGCAGCCGCAGCAACTACGGCCAACACAGCGATGACACTTGTTTCGACAAACTCGACGACAACAGGTGTTTCGGTCAACGCATCGTGCATCAACTACAATACTGGTGTAACAGCGACTGGCCTTTTGCTGCTTGATGGTTTTACATCCTTCACGGGTGTGGTGGCAAGTAGCATCCTGACAGCATCGTCCGTGACTGGGGCGATTACGATCGGGATGACGCTGACTGGAACTGGCGTAAATTCTGGAACTACCATCGTGAACCAGCTTACTGGTCCTCCTGGTGGAGCCGGAACTTACACCGTTGCTGGGGACGATACTGTTGGTTCCACAACAATAACGGGACAAGCTGCCTTGGGTCCAAACGCTTTTGGTCAACCCTTCGGCGATACTAATTCCGTTTATCTCTGGAACCCACAGGCTCTTGTTGCTCGCGCAGTTAGTATTGTTCCGGTTTCTGGTACAACAACGGCGGCAGTTATCTTTACTGTTTCTGGTTACGACATTTATGGCGTACCAATGAGTGAAGCAATTACTGTACCGACAAGCACGACGACATCTACCACGACCAACGGCAAAAAAGCATTTAAGTATATTGCTTCTGTGACGCCTAACGTTACAAATGCAATTACTTATAGCGTTGGCACAACTGATATTTTTGGTCTCCCACTTCTCTCTAATTTCTTCAGCGATTTAGCCATAAACTACAACGCTGCTGCGATCACAGCGAATACGGGATATGTTGCGGCAGTGACCACAAGTCCTGCAACAACAACCACAGGTGATGTTCGTGGAACCTACGCCGTGCAATCAGCGACAGACGCAACAAAACGGCTTGCCATTCGTCAGTTTGTTCTTCCAGCCAATATGGGTTCCACTGCGGGCCTGTTCGGTGTAACCCAAGCATAAGGATTAGGGCCATGAAGGGTCATAAGGGTAAGATGAATTCCCCTAAGAAAGGGAATTTTGCAATGGACAAGGCTCCGTCCGACGTTTACGAAGGCGGTTCTTCGAACGTCGTGAAGGAAGCCAAGGCTAAGAAGCATGGCGGCAAGGCAATGGGCGGCAAATCAATGCCTCGCGCTGACCGGATGCCACGAAAGGCTGGTGGACGCACGGGTTCGAACATGAACCCGCTCTCGTCTGCTCACGCAGGAACGGCCCCAAAAGGCCGCTCTGGTCTTGAATGCTAAAAAGTCGGGGGAGCTTCGGCTCCCCTTTCTCCTTCAACCTTGGGGTTTCGCATGACGCTCAAAAAGTATCAAAATCCTGAAGGCGGTTTGAATGAGCGAGGCAGAGCTGCGGCTCGCGCCGAAGGTCATAACCTGAAAGCTCCGACCAAAGATGCGGACAATCCGCGTCATAAATCATTTTGTGAGCGCATGACTGGCATGAAACGTAAGATGACAGGTGCTGCCACTGCCGCCGATCCTGATAGTAGGATCAATAAATCTCTCAGGAAATGGGGTTGCTAAAATGCGTTCTGTAAGAGTTGTTTGTGGTCCTTATACCGCACCAAGCGCAACAAATATTCGCACAGCCTCTTCGATTGCGGCGGCTGGAACAGTAACCCTGAATGGTTCTTTGGTCAGTAGCGGAACAGCTACGTTGGATCAGCCTCGGCGTGTATTGTTCACGTCTGCGGGGAACGATAGCGGGATCACGTTCACCGTCACCGGAACGGACTGGAACAATATGCCAGCGAGCGAAGTTTTGACGGGGGCGAATGCAACGACAGCTTACACAGCTTATGATTTCAAAACGGTTACTTCGGTCGTGGCCTCTGGCGCGTCTGCGGGGAACGTAAGCATTGGCACAAACGCTGTTGCATCGAGCCGTCCGGTGTTTTTGGATACTTATGCCGACAGCAGCACTTATATCCAAGCTGATACTGGTGGGTCTGCCGCAATAACTTACACCATTCAGCTTTCCGGCGATAACCCAAACAATGCCCAACTTGGCATTGACGCTGAAAATTATGTAGAT